CGCTGACGCTTTCTTTCTGTTCGCCAACCAATAGCATCTGTAATCGATTTAATCGGTTCAAGAAATGATTTATTAAACTGTGTATCGAAGTCAATGTACTGATCTAAACCCAATTGCTTTGGTAGGTCTGCTGGGCAAGAGATAACAGCATCTCTTGCAGGATTTGGTTTGATAAGGTAAATGAATCTAACCTTATCTCCATCTTTGATAGATGGGTATTTATCCTCCAGATTTTTCTCTCTCAACAGTTGATTGTAAATCAGAGAACCTTTAACTGCGATTGGTGTTGCTTTCTTGTAGATGTTCTTTGGGTCATGATACTTCTTGAGATTCTTCACACTACGTGGATATGCAATCTGATCAAACGGCAGACTATCATATTCATTTCTGAAATTCTCAATAAACGTAATCACATCTTCTTCGGTCTTGTTCATGATGATACCTAGTAGCTGCTTAATGTTCTTCCTGCAAACAGTAGGTGTAGAAGAACGAACAGCTTCAATCCCCTGCATCTTCAGCTTAGGCTCAGTGTACCTGACGCCTTCATTGTTAAACACGTTGAGAATGTAGTGTTTCTTACCAGTCCAGATACCCTTATCAGCAATCGCTTCTCGCTTCATAAACATCTTCTGAGCTTTGACCTGCATGTAATCAGCAAGCTGCTGGAAAGTTGTATCAATGAATTGTTGAAGCTTCTTCTCGCAAACCTTATCGAGATATTCCGTTATCTTAATACGATCTGCTTCATCTTCACCGAAGGCGTGGTGCACCAGACGCTCAAGTCGGATGTACATCGAGTCAGTGTCACATGCGATAACGTAGTCTTCGTTATTAGTACCAAACAGTTTATTGAGGTACTGGTTGATATGTTTTTCCATCCAACGAATAGATAACTGACCAGACATCGTAATACCTTCAGCCAGGTTACGCTGATACCAACGGAAGTATGTGTTTCCTAACTAACCAAGAGCGCCGTAGGCACTATTCAACTGGATCTTTTTCGCCATTTGCATATTATTGCAGCGTGCGATCTCATTGATAGTTTGCCTACGAAGCTCTTGCAGTTCCTCCATAGTCAATTGTTCAAGATTATGCATTTCCATCCTTTTGCTTTACCTTTTGATATAGGCAACTCGCTCTTTGAGTTGCCCCACACGGTGGTGAATGGAAGATTATGTTCTTCACATAATTCACCCAATCTATTCGTAATATATTCTTCTCCTTGCGGTGATATTAATTTGTATGTGCTTGATATACAGTCTCTTAAATACTCCCTATCATTTTTCCACAAGTCAACAATCCTCGAGTTGATTTTCATAAACTGTGAATGGTTGGGTTTTTTTGATCCAGTATTTGTTTGCACTGCTTTTTTGAGATTTTCTAGTCTTTTCTCTCTGTGGTGACGTATCCGATCTATATCTTTTGAATAACCCTCGCTTCGAGACTCGAGATTCTTTTTAACAATTTCCGGATTCTTCATTGGATTTTGGTACATATGACGTTGTGAGTTGATATGTGAGAATCCACCAACTCCACCTTCCATCAAATTATAGCATTTTGGATCATCAATATGTTTCTCTATGAGCTCTTTTTCTTTAAGATACATTGCTTCCTCTGTATCAAAAACAAAAAGCACTTCTTTAGTAAAAGTATCTTTGCCGTAGTATGTGATTGCTCGCTTAATAGCTAATCCGGATCCTAAGTATCCGTCATACGGGTCATCTGTTTTGTGTGCCCCGATATAGTATCTGCTGTTTTGAGTATTTGTTGTTTTATAAACAGTGTACACCATGTCCTCCTGAAGTAGGTATTGCCTAGTGCCACTATTTATATTTTTACTTTCTTTTTGCTATCTCTGCGTCAATTTCTTCTAGTTGTTGTTTTGCTGCCAACATCTTCTTCTTCCAGGCTGATCGATCGTTATACATCGTATCCATCAGAGTAGGCAAGAAACCATTGAAGTCTTTATCGAACTTAGCACCGTTAGCTGCCATCGTCAGATTATTATCAGCAAGATAGTCTCTAATATCATCGCCAAGACGTCGATCGAGCAGCATCTCAATATCGACATCATTAATCATTCCCCTGAAGGTTTCAGGACTGATATTGTACTGCATGATCAAGTGTGGATACAGACTGTTAAGGTCAAAAGATACAACCCAGTTATGTAATCCTACTGCAGGATCTTTAACATAACCACCAACAATTGATCCCTTGCGCTGATCAACCTCTGCACGGTCAGCATACTCTACTGCCTTAATGTGCGGGACTGCAACCTTTCGATCCATCAGATAGTTTGCAATAATAACATCCCATATACGCACAGTAGTAAACGTATCGACATAGTTCACCTTGGCGTCATACGCAATAGCAAACACCTGTTCAATAAATTTCAGCTTCTCTTCCAGCTTATCAACCAGCACAACGTCATGGATGTTGTAGTCCACAAACTTCTGAAAGTCTTGTACGTAGAAGTCGTGCATCGAGTCATACTCAGAATAATCCAACTTCTTCTCACCAAGCTCATACTCAGCGATATGATCGAGCTTATATGACTCCTGCGGTGTGTATGAGAACTTCTTGTACAGAGCCAAGTAGTCAAGCGTAGCGATACCGATAAGGTCATAAACTACAGGAGAGTTTACTTCCTTATTGATCTGACGTTGGTTAACAATTCCCCACGGTGAGAGGCGTTTTGCTTCCTTCTCACCAAGTACATTGGTAATGCGAGTATACAGATATGGGACGTCGAAGTTTTCAATGTTCCAGCCAGTAATAACATCAGGCTTCCACTCTTCTGAGTTCCAGATGTAGAGGAATTTGCTTAGCAGATCTGCTTCACTACTACATTTGTGGTATTTGGTTGCAGGTCGTTTGACAATGTAATCCCTCATACCAAGAACAATAGTTTTGCCCTGCCTACGGATTGAGATAGTAATAACTTCTTTATCTGCAAGAGCTAGATTGGGAAATCCACCTTCAGTGGAGGTTTCAATGTCGAATGATACAACACTGATCTGATCAACGTCGTAATTGACTTCGCCAGGGAAGTCTTCGTACAGCATTTGATAAGTGAATTGAGTAGATCCAAAAAGAGGAAAGTTGGCAACCTCTTCATAACGATCAACAAAGTCTCGTGCTTCCTTCATGTTACTAAATTGGAGCTTGCTCAGGTATTTCCCGTCAAGCGATGTGTAACCGGTAGGAATTTGAGAGGTTACGAACATATACGGCTGGTACTTTCTACGTACCTCGAAACGTTTGCCGTTATCGTAACCTCTCAGATAAGCGTACTGGTTATTCACATAAGCATTAGTATAAAACCGCATACGCTCCTCGTCAATTATGGTTTAAGAATCGATTGAACCTTCGAACCTGCAATTTGAATACCAGATCCGTAAATCTGATTATAGTTGTTTAGGATTTCAAGACCAGCAGTAAATGTGGTTACTACGTGTTCTTTTTTAAACGTGAATTTCTCGTCCTCAGAATAGGGAGCGAACGGGAATAGTCCAACATTAAGACCACTTTGTGAAGGCATCATTTGAATGACAGCAACCTTAGACAGCTGGATAGTAGTATCCGTTTCATCACCAAGTTGGCCCATCAGCTCTTCACCATTAACCAAACGAACAACAATAACGCTCATATAATTTCCTCATAAAAGAGGGGGGACAACGTCCCCCATTAGTCAAAGACCAGATTTTACATTACAGAACCATCAAAGTCAATCACTCAGCGAGGAATTGTTTTGTACTTTTTTCTGACTTCTCTTTAATGTCAATTTTCTTGGACTTCTTGTGCTCAGGGATAATCCTTTCAAGGAAAATCTTTAGCATACCATTGATCATCTCTGCACTTTCAATTTCAACTTGGTCGTTAAGGACAAAGGTTCTATTGAATGCACGATCAGCAATGCCTTTCCAAATGAAGTTATCAGTACCGTTCTCATCGGAAATTTTACCTGCGACGATCAGCTTGTTATCTTCAAATGTAATTTCAATATCCTGCTTTGCAAAACCAGCAACAGCCAATTCGATGGTGTACTTGTTTTCGCTAACTTTTCTGATATTGTACGGCGGGTAGTTAGGGATGTTTTTGGCAACTTCATCGTGCAGCTTTGCTAGCTTGTTGAATTGTTCGTCGAAACCAACGAAAAATTTATCGATGTCTTTTGTGCCGAGTTTGAAACCAGGACCGAAGGCGAAAGTGTTAGCCAGATCCATAAGGGAGTTAGTAGTCATAAGACCTCCTATTAAGCAAGGTGAATAAAAAAGCACGTCCCATTAGGCAACGTGCTTTCTATTTATACTACTTCTCTAAGAAAAAGTCAACTTTCTTCTTCTTCACATGCCATCAGGAATGACTTGACGAGGCCACTGCGAATAATATCGTCAGTTGTGAACTCTACCCAGGAAAACTCTTCCATGCGCTTTAACACTGTCATGAACCTGACTAGACCCGAAACATCGTTCTTATTACGTAGTAAGTCGTTTTGCTTTGTATCTCCTACGAAGATGATTCTTGAATTCTGACCAACCCGAGTCATTACTGACGACAATTCATGCCATGTCATTGATTGGCATTCGTCAACAATAATAACT